CCCCAAAAAGGGGCCCCTTAGCCTGTCACACTTGAGTGTGGCGCAATATATTTGCACATAGGAGGAACAGGGTGACTCTTCCGCGGTATAGAAAGAAAGGTCCAGTCTACTACGAGAAAACTTATCTCGGAACAACTTGGTACTATTTCTCGCCGTATAAGCGGTGGCAATCGCCATCCGACTCGTACTGGCCATCCCTTAGTACCACCGATGTAAAGGAGTGTAAAGAGTGTTGGGACGAATTACATCCCGGCCCTCCCTATCGCTCTGGTGGCCCGCTGTTCATTAGAGAGTGGAATAACAAAAACGCTCTCAACATGCAACACCGAGGTACTTATATTTGCACAAATGGCACTTATAAGTATATTGGGGGATTTGTTCATGACCATCCGGACTACTGCCCTACAGGGTATAGCTTGATGGAAAGTGGGCAAGCGGAGGAATACGGTGCAAAAGCCTGGAATAAATACAGGCCGGCCCGGTCGTCTGCTGACTTAGCCCAGTTTCTCGGTGAACTCCGAGATTTTAAGGGCATGATGAAGCAGACAGCAAAGCTGTTGGCTTCCACTGCGTTCCAATTACCAAAATCCTGGTATTCCAGGTGGAGTTGGTTGCGCAATAAGGACGCCTTTGATACAGCCACTGCAGGCCACTACCTAAACTACCAGTTTGGGTGGAAACCGTTCGTCAACGACATTTTAAAGTTTTATAAGTCAATGGCGAAGGTCGAATCAACCATCCGGTTTATCCGGAAAAACAATAACAAATGGTTGAAACGAGGGGGCACCGTACATCGCGACCGGAGTGTAACTGAGGGTACCATTTCATGCCGGGTTAAACCGGTATTGAATACTTACTTTCATCTTGCACCTGGTTGCACTCTCCCATACCCAGACACTAAAACTGTCACTATTAAAAGTGAACGTGTCTGGTTCAAAGCGAGGATGAAATATTACATCCCCGGGTTAAAAGTGGACTCATGCGAAAGCATATGGAGTTCACCGCTCTTGCGCCGTATTTACGGCCTCGAGCTAACCCCGGCCTTGCTATGGGAGTTGACACCCTGGAGCTGGTTGGTAGACTGGTTTGCGGACGTTGGTGATGTTATTGCCAACATGTCCAGCTTAAACCACGACAATCTCGTGGCTAAGTATGCTTATGTCATGCGATCGGAAAGGGAGACGACATATTTGTTTACTCCCTGGAAAATTGGCACGACACAAGGTGTGCTGAACCTCGACATGACGTCGTCCTATTATTTGGACTCTAAAGAACGTCATGCAGCCTCTCCCTATGGTTTCGGCGTCGGGTGGGATGATTTCTCACCCTATCAGCTGTCTATCCTGATGGCTTTGGGACTAACCCGATAGTAACGGGGTCCCTCGAAGTATCAACCATCTAGGTAGACTATGTCGGAGATAATTTTCCAACAAACTAATTAAACCGAAGGAGTAGAATCCATGTTTACAGATCCACAATCTCTCACCATTAATTCCGTTGCAACATCGCTACCTCGGGTCGCCATTGGCGAATCGAGCGCGACGTACAGGTCGGCCGATGAAACGGTACAGTTGCGAATTTCGCACCGTGCCTACAAAGGCCGGAAGGGCCGTATGGTCCGGATGGATGTGACGAAAGTAGCTGCCGATCCGCTCACCGCAGAAAACGCGGAGGTTAGAGCGGCGGTATATCTCGTTGTAGATGAGCCCACGTGGGGCTTTTCTGACACCGAGCTTCAGTACTACGTCACTGCACTCAAAGACTGGGTGCTTGTCTCCGGAAACGTGGGCAAGTTGCTTGGCGGCGAGTCTTAACCTGTGGCTGCTTCTAATAATGGGAGCGAATTCTTGTTCAGGCGCATCTTGTCGATGCTCTCTAATATAGAGACCCACTTGAGCAGGAAGGTTCTTAGCGGTGAATCTACTGCCGCTGATCGTGTTATGCTCTTTAAAATCGAGCAACTTATACACGACCATTTGACGAGCAACTCATCAACGGAAGACCGTTAATGGTCGGGGGGTCACAAGGATGTGGCCCCTCATTCTGGTGAGAGCGATCTGTCTGCATGGTGGATGTTCTACCACCCCGTAGGGAGGAGACATGAAAAGCCACGCAAAATTCACCTCCTTGTGGCAGAGAGTCAATTATGACTCAATGCTACAATGCGCCACCACACAAGTGGATGCAACGCGCGACTATGAAACTGTTTTGTCGCGTGTAAAACACGAGGGGTTGTCGTTCTTAACGATTACCCTACCAACCTTTACCCAAGGTCTCGAAAGAGCTCTTGAGAAGGGTATGGTGACTCATGATGAATTTCCAGGTTGGAAATTCACCAAGTGTCTCCCTGCATTTCTGCGAGGATTCACTAGTCTCGTGTTTAGCATCTCAACTGGCGAATTGCTTGCCAGTCCTTGAATAGTGTCTATTAAGTGTATTCGTCAGTTGACGAGTATGTTTAAGAAAACGCTTGTGCCTTGTACGCCCGAAAGGGTTAATAAGGCACTAGAGGGATTTAAAGCAATTGAGTACACCTTAGAGCGGGTCGTGGACCCATCAAATCTTGATACCTTTACCAAGGTGTCGGAAATGATCTGGGGGAATATGTTCGCTGAATTTGATTTGTGCGAACTAATTCCAAAGCATGGACCTGGTGCGACTGCAGAGCGGATTTCTGGGAACCAGAAGTTCGTTCACAGAAGATGGCATGAAAGGTTACAACCTTTCTTCCCATTCGACTCGTTTGCGTGTTTTAATGTTGAACACGCCGAAGAGCGATTAAGGGTCTCTTCTGTAAGTTTTCCCACTTTGGAGGAGGAGCAACCTGTAAGGGTGATTCCTGTTCCAAAAACGCTCAAAGGCCCACGCATCATAGCTATCGAACCTGTGTGTAATCAATACACGCAGCAGGCTCTAGCACGTTATATTGTTAATTTGCTAGAGACCGATGGAATCACGCGAGGTCATATAAATTTTAGTGACCAAAGCGTTAACCAAAGGTTAGCTGTGACGTCTTCGAGGGACAAGGCTTACGCCTGTATTGATCTCTCGTCAGCCAGCGATAGAGTACCTCTGGAGCTGGTACTACATATGCTAAAGTCAACTCCTATTTTGGAGCCAATCCTAGCATGTCGTAGTAGACGTGCAACTTTGCCGGACGGAGTAACCCTCCTTCTGAATAAGTTTGCAAGTATGGGTAGTGCTCTCTGCTTTCCTGTACAGGCAATGTACTATTTCAGTATTATTGTTGCCTGCTTATTGGATAAGCGGAACATGCCAGTTACACTGCGTAATATAAAAGCAGTATCGCGCAGTGTCTACGTGTATGGGGATGATATATTTGTCCCCACGCATGAGGTGGAAGATGTCATCGAATACCTTAGCAGATACTATTGCAAGGTAAACGCACACAAGTCCTTTTGGAGGTCTAACTTCCGTGAGTCTTGTGGCATGGACGCGTACGGGGGCGAAAATGTAACTCCCGTGTATGTTAGAACTACGCTTCCCGATGACATGGATGCAGTGAAAGAGATTGAATCAACAATTAGTACCTGTAACCAATTATATTTGAAGGGTTACTGGCACGCTTCTGAATATTTGAAAGATTATATTCAGAATCTCATGGAAGACTTTCTTCCCGTAATTGCTGACACATCTCCAGCACTTGGTTTAGTATCATACCAAGGTATACCGCCTCGAAAGCTCCAAAGAGCTAGTTACATTGAGGACATAAATCTACAATGTGTATTGATATATGCACCTGTAGTAGTCCAAGATGAAAAGACGGATGCCATTGGCGGGTACAATGCCATGATGAAGTGGATCCTTGACAAAGACGTTGCCAAAGAACCGAAAGCGAGCAAATTGCCAACGGAACTAAGTAGCGTAGATCGCTTCATTAGCACTCCGAAGTCCGGTACTTCCCGCATTAAATACCGGTGGACCCGAGAATATTAGTTTGTTCTCGGTGGGGACTACTATGTCCCTTGGGGGCGAGAGGAATTCTAGAGAGAACACATATCTGATAAAAGATTGTGCCTGCCGGGGGGCCTCATACCCCGGTCAGAAAGATGTGTATCTCTGGGGCGCCGCAGTGCACGCCCCCCAC